GAAAGACTATGTATGCATAGTCGAAACAAAGGAGCAAGCGATAGGACTTTGTTCCAGGGTTATGGATCTATATTACACTGGCCTAACAGATCTTAAGATCTATGAAGACTCAAAGGTTCCAGTATTCTGGGCGAGAAAACACCCCGAAAAGAAAAACAAAGCCATAGTTATCTACTGCATAGCCTACAAGGGTGAGTATGATGTAGTCTTCAAGGAGATAAAGGACAAGGAGACCTATTTTTTTACCTTTGATGACTACGATGGAACGTCTTATGAGCTTTATTACAGGAAACCATGAAAGCCTGGGACGACCTGGTAAGCGACCAGACCAAGCAGATGTACTGGACAGAGTATAGCGACTGGTACATCGACATGGGTGTAAAGATCGAGAGATTCCATAAGGATGGACGCATCGAATTACACAACGTGATGACACGCAACGACAAGTACGAACCAATCACAGAAGACAACAGATGGGACGAGATATACCCAATATTTCTCAACGAGGGATGGATGAAAGGATGCTGTCATTTGAACGTGATGGTACACAACGAGAAGTTAAACCGAATCAATGACGTTATGAGGCGATACATAAGCTCAAGGAATGAGCGTATGATCGAGCAACTACGGGAGAATCGCATATTTGTGCAAAAAAAAATCAACAAATACCGTAACTTATTAACAAAATTTTCGTAATATTGTAAACCTTAATTTAATTTAATATGCACTGGAGAAATTTAATGAAAGACAACAAGTACCTCGGCTCATGGGACTTGGAGGTCAATGGAAAATATGAGCCACGTGTGGTGACGATAGAAAAGATCTATCAAGGAGACTTCGTTAGTGAGTTTGGAAAGGAAGAGAAAGTATTCCTCAATCTCAAGGAGTTCGACAAGCCAATGATATGTAACCGATCAAACTTTAAGAGGTTGGAGAAGTTCTTTGACACCTTCGACTTCAATCAGTATATCGGCAAGCAGATCGTCTTGGGGACAGAGAAGGTCAAGTCACCTCAGGGTATGGTTGAGGCACTACGTTTCAGTACCAGACCACTACCAAAGAAGACCAAGAAGATACTTACTGATGATATGATGGATAAGGCCAAGGAGTCTTTATCTAACGGACGATCTACTTTAAAGAAGATATCTGCATCATTTGATCTTACTGATTCACAACTTAAAGACTTGCAAGATGCTGAGGGTAAGGGCAAGTAACTGCTCGGCTCTGTTCACTGGGACAGACGGCCTTACGGCCAAGCAGACGGAGACACTCGACGGCCTACTGGCCAAGGAGAAGCTTACGGACAATCAGTCCAAGAAGCTTGACGAACTCATGGATAAGCGAGACGCACCACCCACGCTTGGCGAGGGTGCAAAGACACTTATCGAGCAGTCTATAGACGAGCAGATATATGAGTACAAGGACAGCATAAGCTCCAGAGAGATGACGAAAGGCACCGATGTGGAGGACGATTCTATAGAGATATACAACAGAATCTTTTTTACAAACCATCACAAGTGTGAGGAGTTTGATGAGCATCACTCACTCTCTCATGGTGTATGTACGGGTCACCCTGACATCGTGGACATACCAAGCAGAAAGGTGATAGACGTCAAGTCAAGCTGGTCCAAGAAGACCTTTCCAAAGAGGCCACCAAGCAATCCAAAGTATGATTGGCAGGTAAAGATGTATCTATACATGCTGACAAAGAAGACTGGAGAGCTATGGTCGGATGGTGAGATCGCATACATACTGACAAACACGCCAGAGGAACTGATGCCAGATCACGAGAACGACAGCCTGCATTACATGGACTCACTTGAGGACCATCTACGTGCCACTGTTGTTAAGGTGACACTGACAGAGGAAGACATAGCACACATGGAAGCAAGACTTAATGCTGCCGTTGTCTATGCAGATGAATACGTAAATTTTTTAAATAATAAAAACAAATAAATGGATCAATTTAAAATGACAGGTGTCGTTGAAAAGATTTTCGACACAGAACAGGTGAACGACAAGTTCAAAAAAAGAATGTTTGTCCTGAACGATCAGGCAGACAAGTACCCACAAAGCATTTCCTTTCAGTTGGTGCAGGACAAGGTTAGTCTTGTCGACACCATAGGAGAGGGGCAGGAGGTAGAGGTAGCGTTCAATCTACGTGGACGTGAGTGGACGTCACCCCAGGGGGATGTCAAGTACTTCAACACGCTTGAGGCCTGGAGGATCGAGGTTAAAGCCTCTGAACCAGAGGAGCAAATGCCATTCTAAGACATGATGTTTTCATGATGAGTGAAAGGTAGTTAGGGTTCTACTTGGTTAGCTGACCATACTCAGTAAAAACCTACAACACCGACTGTATGGGAGTCGGTGTTTATTTAACCAATTTAATTTAATACCCCACGCAAGGATGATAACATATTTCAAAACAATAAACGACACTGACAGTCCTTACCATATTGATCTTGATCGGGCGATTGAGAGAATACGTAACGGATCATCAAAGGATCTGATAGAGCAGGTTAGGTTAGAGAAGGAGAAGGATAGTAGGAACGAGTTGAAGAAACAACTTCCTGCTATCTGCTTCTCAGGTACCTTTAGCTCTAGACGAGACAGCGACATCATAGAACACAGCGGTATAATGTGCCTAGACTTTGACGGCTTTAAGGATGATCAAGCATTGAGTGACAAGAGGTCTGAACTTATGGAAGACCCGTACACGTACTGCGTATTCACATCACCATCTGGTAATGGCCTTAAGGTTCTGGTACGTATACCATTTGACGCAAAGAATCATAAGAAATACTTCAAGGCACTTGATAGTTACCACAACTGCGATGAGTTTGACACATCGTGCAAGAACATATCTAGGGTGTGTTACGAGAGCTATGATCCAGATCTATTTGTCAATGAGATGGCTGATGTTTGGGAGGAGATGGAGAAGGAGCCAGAGTACAAGGCACCTGTAAAGTCATCGATAAGGATTTCAGACTCAAACGAAATCATAAGAAGACTATCACTTTGGTGGGACAAGAACTATGGTATGGTTCAGGGTCAGAAAAACAACAACCTATTTATCCTGGCATCCGCACTCAATGAGTTTGGAGTCATCCAGGACGAGGCATTTAACACACTTAACTCGTATGACTCCACTGGCGAAAAATCTTCCGAGATACTAGCCATTGTTAGGAGTGCCTACAAGAATATAGCTGGTCATAACACAAAATTTTATGAGGATGTAGAGACAACATCAGAGATCGAGAAGAAGGTCAAGATGGGCGTACCCATGGAAGAGATAAAGGCAGATTATCAGGACGTAGATGTCGATGAGGTCGCTAAGTCTGTAGACTTCAATGAGTTCTGGATCAAGAATAGTAAGGGTAAGATTGACCTGGTTCCACACCTGTTTAGATTGTTTCTTCAGGACAATGGCTTTTACAAGTACTACCCAGTGGGTAGTAATAACTTTGTATTTGTTAGAGTAATTGATAATACTATATCTGATGTCAATGAAGAGATGATCAAGGATTTTGTGCTGGACTTTCTATTGGAGATCGACGACATGTCGGTATATAACTTCTTCGCACTGAACACTAAGTTCTTTCAGGAGACATTCCTAAACTACGTATCAAGGATAGAGCCTAACTTTATGGTAGACAATACTGAGGAGTCATATCTTTACTACATGAATTGTGCTGTCAAGGTGACCAAGGATAATGTTGAGACTATAAGCTACAGAAACCTACAAGGTCATGTATGGGAGAAGCAGAAGATAGACAGGGACTTTATTAAGTCGGACTTTACTGACTCAGAGTTTAGGTACTTCATCAAGAACATATCTGGAGAGAGATCTGACAGCACTAAGTCGATGGAGAGTACTTTGGGATACCTCATGCACTCTCACAAGCCTGCAAGCTACTGTCCTGCAGTGATACTCAATGACGAGATTATATCGGACAATCCTGAGGGTGGTACTGGTAAGGGTATCTTTGTCAAGTCTATCAGTCACATCAAGAAGATGGTGATCATAGACGGAAAGGGATTCTCATTCCAAAAATCTTTTCCGTACCAAAGGGTTCAGGTGGACACGCAGACACTTGTCTTCGATGACGTGGCAAAGAACTTTGACTTCGAGAGGTTATTTTCGGTCATTACCGAAGGTATAACACTTGAGAAGAAGAACAAGGATGAGATCCATATACCATTCGAGTACTCTCCTAAGATTGTCATAACCACAAACTATGCGATCAAGGGTGCTGGTAACAGCTTCGAGAGACGTAAGTGGGATCTGGAGTTCAAGCAGTACTACACCAAGAGCTTTACCCCTGAGAGTGACTTCGGTCACATGCTATTCAGTGAGTGGACGGATTCGGAGTGGTCTAAGTTTGATAACTATATGATAGACAACCTACAGCTTTACTTGAAGAGGGGTCTTGTTGTATGTGAGTTCAAGAACCTAAAGGTTAGGAACTTTATAGCAGAAACAAACTCGGACTTTTGGGAATGGGCTGATAGTGGTGACAATGTCTACACAGACAAGGGCACTGCGTTCTTGGGTATGGAACTCTTTAATAACTTTATAGAGGAGTACCCTGACTACGGACCATACGGCAAGTTTAAGGTGTCCCACAGCAGGTTTTACAAATGGTTGGACAGCTACGGAAAGTTTAAGTACGACAGCAAGCCGATCATTACACGGAAGTCTAATGGTAAGATGGTAGAATTTATAGAACTTGAGCCTGAACAGGTCAAGCTAAACTTTTGATATATGAGACTAAGAGATTATCAGGTAGACATATCGGAGAGAGGTGCAGACATACTGAACAGGCTTAATATAGTTTGCCTTGCGATGGAGGTACGCCTCGGTAAGACTTACACATCCTTAGAGATATGTAGGCTTGTCGGGGCTACCAAGGTACTATTCCTTACCAAGAAGAAGGCTATATCGTCTATAAGGTCTGACTACAATGAGATGGCCCCAGGGTTTGAGATAACGATAACGAACTACGAGTCGATACACAAGATAGATGACATAATGTTTGACGTGGTGGTTTGTGATGAGTCACACACCATGTCAGCATTTCCCAAGCCAAGCATAAGGACTAGGCAGATCAGGAAGATGCTGTCTATAAATGGGGCTAAGATGATACTGATGACTGGTACACTTACACCTGAGTCTTTCAGTCAGGTGTATCACCAGTTCTATGTTCATCCCGACAATCCGTTCAGACACTATAAGAATTTTTACGCATGGGCACACGACTACGTTAAAGTCTTTCAGAAGAAAATAAACAGCTTTATGGTCAATGACTATTCCAGGGGTATAGAGGAAAAGATTATGGGGGCAGTGTCTCCGTACATGATCTCGTACACTCAGAAGGAGGCTGGATTTTCCACAGAGATAGAGGAGGAGGTTCTGTATGTTAAGATGCAGGACAGAACATACCAGATCTGTGACAGGCTTAGTAAGGATCTAGTGGTTGAGGGTGATGAGGAGGTTATACTAGGAGAGACACCTGCAAAGCTTATGCAGAAGTTACACCAACTGTATAGTGGCACCGTTAAGTTTGAGTCAGGCAACAGCATGACGATAGATCGTAGCAAGGCTATCTTTATCCGTGACATGTTCAAGGGTAAGAAGATCGGTATATTCTACAAGTTCAAGGAGGAGTTGAAGTGCCTTCAGTCTGTCTTTGGTGACACCTTAACGACTGACCTAGATTACTTCGACGCAACCGACAAGTCTATCGCACTTCAGATCGTTTCTGGTCGTGAGGGGATATCTCTTAGGAATGCTGAGAACATCGTCTTCTACAACATAGACTTCTCTGCCGTCAGCTACTGGCAGGCCAGGGACAGGATGACAACAATGGAGAGGACATTTAACAAAGTATACTGGGTGTTTAGCGAGGGAGGTATAGAGGACAAGATATACAAAGCTGTGAAGAAGAAGAAAAGTTACACAATAAACATATTTAAGAAGGACTATGAAGAAGGAGAAAATTAAGCAAGATCTGATAAATCTTAAGGAGACACTGGTGTCATTGAATACAAGACTAAAAGAGATAGAGTACCAGAAGAGGCAGGTCAAATCACAGATACAGTTCTATGAGAACAGGCTGATCAATCAAGTCGAGATGGACTTTGATGATTGTGAATAACATATAAGTACTTATATGAATGAACAAAAGATACAGGCTAAGTTGATAAAGCAGTTGGAGTCGGATGGCTATTACGTTATAAAACTGTCCGTCACCAACAAGCCAGGGATACCTGATCTTATTGCCATACCTAAAGACTCAGACGTTGAGTTCTACGAGGTCAAGAGGCCTGGCAAGAAGCCTAGGCCACTTCAGGAGTACAGAATAAAAGAGATTAATAAACACGGAGTAAAAGTATATGTATATGACGGAGAAATTAAATAAACTAAGACAGGTAAAGGACAGTGTTTTTAAACACGATGTCAGTAAAGAATCATCACCACTTCTTTTTAAACCATCTTATATCCATAAAGAAAAGATTGATAATATTATAAAAAATAAAGTTATAGAAATGAAAGAACTATGCGAGATGTATCCAAACGATGCAGACCTAGGCAAGGAGATACGAAAGATAGCAATGAGTATTAAAAAAAAATGTGATTGTTTTCATTCCTATGATGATTATATGGATGACCAAGAACGCCTATGTGCTAACTGTGGTCAGGAGGAAAGCAAACATTAAAACAAAAAAAACAAAACAAAATGAAAAAAGATTGGACAACACTAAGTGAATTGAGCGAAGAGATAAAAACTCACTCTAAGTATGAATTAAAAAAGATAGCTAACAAGTTAGATGACACTATAGCATTTTCTCCAGACAGAAAGGAAATGGGTATATCTGAAGGAATTCACATATTAGTG